AGAGAAGTGGGAAGATACTTCCTTACAATTACGCAAAGGACTATTGTAACAACCAGCTAACTCTCAGCCCTCAGCCCTCACATCTATCCAGGTGTGAGGGCTTTTCTTATGGGGATCCTATTGCGCAACATTCGTCCAGCTTTTTATGTTTTCGTGCCATTTTCCTGTCGCTCACGGCGCTCGCTCATAAGTGTATAAAGGGGAAAGATCGAGACATAAATTCTCTAGTGAAAAAATTTCGCATTTTTTTAATAGGGGTCCCTGCTCAAAAAATTTTATATTTTTTTCTGGGAGTCCCTTGTCCCCTGAAAAATGTTATATACTAAAGAATATGGGAAAAAATAACATGGAAAACGGTGCTACCGCATCGCAGAAAAACGTAGAGCAGTTGGGCTATTATTGGTATAACAGAGGCTATAGAGACCAAGCACTGCGAGAAAAGGTCGAAGAATCTTTGAGCGAAGGAGAATTGGTCGATGATGGAGACAGTTGTAAAGTCTGCGAATGACTAACATAAACACAGAAAAACTAGCCGAGCTTTACCCAGACGCGGCGAAAGAACTTATCGCACTTAAAGAAGCCTTAAATTCTAAGGCACTACAGCGAGAAGGGCAGGAAACCTTTTTAAACTACATCAAGTACATGTGGCCCGACTTCATTGAAGGCGAGCACCACAAGATTTTTGCAGAGAAACTGGAGCGAGTGGCCAAGGGCGAACTGAAAAGACTGATTATTAACATGCCACCCAGACACACCAAAAGTGAGTTTGCCTCCACGTATTTTCCGTCCTGGGCCCTGGGTCGAAATTCTAAGCTCAAGATCATGCAGATCACCCATACCGCTGAATTGGCCTTTCGTTTTGGACGAAGAGTCAGAGACATTATTGATTCTCCCGAATACAAACATGTTTTTCCAGGTGTGGCACTGAAAGCGGACAGTAAATCAGCCGGACGTTGGGAAACCAATGGTGGTGGCGAAGCGTTTTATTCGGGTATCGGCGGAGCCGTTACTGGACGGGGGGCGGATATTTTGGTGCTTGACGACATTCACTCGGAGCAAGACGCTCTATCACCCACAGCGCTGGATAATGCCTGGGAATACTATTCATCCGGTCCACGACAAAGATTGCAGCCGGGCGGCGCCATTATTATTGTGATGACCCGTTGGGGGACCAAGGATTTAACAGGGAGACTGCTGTCACAACAGGTGGAAGACCATGCCGATCAGTGGGAAGTGGTTGAATTTCCAGCCATTATGCCCAGCGGAAAAGCACTTTGGCCCGAGTATTGGACACTGCCAGAACTGGAAGGCGTTAAAGCGTCCCTTCCCGTCAGCAAATGGGAAGCTCAGTGGATGCAAAACCCAACCGGTGACGAGGGAGCGATACTAAAAAGAGAGTGGTGGAAGATTTGGGAAGAAGATCGGGTGCCGAACATGCAGTTCGTGATACAAAGCTACGACACCGCGTTCAGCAAGAAGGAAACTGCCGACTTCTCAGCGATTACTACTTGGTGTGTTTTTTACCCGGAAGAGGGGTTGGAACCTAATTTACTGCTTTTAGACGTGCGTAAAGGGCGTTGGGACTTTCCTGAGCTTAAGCGGGTTGCTTTTGAACAATACGACTATTGGGACCCCGATACAGTGATTATTGAGGCCAAAGCATCCGGACTGCCTCTGACCCATGAACTGCGACAAACAGGCATCCCCGTTATCAATTATTCGCCGAACAGGGGACAAGACAAAGTAGCGCGGGTCAATACCGTGTCGCCGTTGCTGGAAGCGGGAATGGTTTGGGCTCCTGATAAGCGTTGGGCGCACGAACTGATCGAGGAATGTGCCGCTTTTCCTTTTGGCGATCACGATGATTTGGTGGACAGCACCACACAAGCCTTGATGCGTTATCGACAAGGCGGCTTTATTGCGTTAGAATCAGATGAGTTAATGGACAACAATTATAAACCACCGAATAAGGAGTATTACTAATGGCGATGTCAGCGCTCAGAACTGCACTAAGACAATACCACTCCAAATCAATGATTGACGACGTGTTGATGACGAATCGCACGAAAGGGTGGGACAAGATGACGGAACAAGAAAAAGGTGCGTACAATATGCTCTATGAACTTTATGACGACAATAAAGAGCTCAGGACCTATGAAGACCAGCTTTTCTACGCCGTCGGAAAGTACCCGGAATTAGACGAGGCGTTTAAGGCAGGCAGGCTTTATGAGGACGACGTAATGGCTGCTTTTGACAAAAAACTAATGGGCACTGTAGACAATTACATTGAGCGTTTGAGAAAAATAAACGAAAACCCAAACAAGGGCTCCGATGACGCTTATACTATTATAGAAGAGCTCCTAGACGACGATTTACTGGAGCTGGTAAGAGAAAGAAAAAGTTTAAACGACATTACAAAGGATTTGTGGGAGAATGGCGTCGATCCAGCCGGCAAGTTAGACGTTTTGACGGAAGCCCTTAGAGGCCTACAATACGATTCCACCCCCGAAAGCGCTTTACACAACTTACAGGGGATAAAAGCGCACATCAACACATTGCCCGAAGCACAGATCAACCTAGCTAAAACCAAAGGAACAATGGAGGACTATGATTTTTGGGACGGAGACAATAATTCTGTTTTTGAACTCTCTGGCGGCGAAGGGGACAACACTCGAGTGAACGCTCTTAGCGAATCGTATGATAATGTTGTTACGGAAGGCCAATACACACCCACCGAACCCGGTCCTAGGGACTGGTCCATGTTAGACGCGGCAGCGCGAAGAAGAAAAGACATTAAAATGGAAGCAGACACTGCTCCCGAAATGATGCAGCAATCTTGGTCTGATCCGGAGAGCTATGCCAAAGGTGAGGAAATTATTAAAAAAACCGACACGGAAACGGAGGCGATTATGGCTGAGATTGAACGGCTTAAACGACAAAAGGACGGCGGTATAATAAGAGCAAGTGGGGGCGGTTTTATTGATGGCCCTCTTTACGATAACGATTAACGACTAGGAGAGAATAATGGCAAAAGCACCTAAAATAATCAAAGGTCTTCAAATTAAAGAGCAAGGATTTGTTCCTTATGCAAAGACAGTTGAGATGAAAACCACTAAAGGGCCGAAGCCCGGCGCCGGAAAAGGCAAGTCCAGAGGCGGCGGAGCGGCGGAAAGAGGCATTAAGTTTACCGGCGTATACTAGACAATTATGGCTGTCGAGGAAATGAACAAACCGACCAATATTGATCGGGTCACAGACCTGATTGATCTGGATATTGAAGCGGGACAAGAGGTTGAGATAGAAGCCCCTGTCCCCGAAGACGGAGACGTGGAAGTCAGCTTTGACCAAGAAGGCGGTGCAACCCTTGACTACATGCCCGATGAAATGGAAGTTGAGGCCATGCTTCCTTTTGATGCAAACCTAGCAGAATACATGGACGACACGGAGTTGGGAGGCGTAGCCGCTCAATTATTAGGCGATTTTGAAGAAGACCGCATGAGTCGAGACGAATGGGAAGATGCCTATGTCAAAGGACTAGACCTTCTCGGATTCAGGTACGAAGATCGCGATAGGCCTTTCCCGGGCGCATCAGGCGTTACACACCCTTTATTAGCCGAATCCGTTACACAATTTCAAGCGCAAGCGTTTAAAGAACTATTGCCTGCACAAGGCCCTGTTAAAACCGATATATTGGGGGTAGCTACTCCTGAAGTAGAAGCACAGTCCGATCGTGTGCAGCAGTTTATGAATTACCAGATCACAACGGTGATGGAAGAATACACCCCAGAAATGGACCAGTTGTTGTTTTATCTGCCTTTAGCTGGTTCTGCGTTTAAGAAAGTTTATTACGACCCAACCCTACAAAGAGCCGTCAGTCGGTTTGTACCGGTTGAAGATTTAATTGTGCCCTACGGCGCCAGTGACTTAGAAACCTGTGAGAGAATTACTCATGCGGTTAAGATGACATACAACCAGATTCGTAACCAACAGCTTTCTGGATTTTATAAAGACATTAAATTAACCCCCGCTTATACCAGCACACAAACAGTCACCCAAGATAAGGTCGAAGAAATAGAGGGCATAGATGGTTCGGGTAACGATATGATGTATGAACTTTTAGAGTTTCATGTGTCTATGGAGCTGCCAGGGTTCGAGGACCCCGATGGACTGCATCTACCCTTTATTATTACGATTGACAGAACCTCCAGCCAAGTGCTTTCAATTCGTCGCAACTATTATGAGAACGACCCTCTTAAAAAGAAAATACAGTATTTCGTTCACTATAAGTTCCTACCGGGATTGGGTTTTTATGGCTTTGGTTTAATTCACATGATTGGCGGTCTCTCTAGAACCGCAACCGCTGCATTGAGACAACTCATAGACGCCGGAACTTTGTCCAATCTTCCCGCTGGTTTTAAAGCCAGAGGCATAAGAATAAGAGACGACGAAACACCTTTAGAGCCAGGCGAGTTCAGAGACGTAGACGCGCCCGGAGGCTCACTAAAAGATGCACTGATGCCACTGCCTTACAAAGAACCAAGCGGTGTTTTATTTCAGTTGATGGGTTTTTGTGTTGAAGCCGGACAACGCTTTGCTGCTGTGACCGACATGCAGGTGGGTGAGGGCAACGATCAAGCGGCAGTCGGTACCACATTAGCACTTCTTGAACAGGGGACCAAGGTCATGTCCGCGGTTCACAAACGATTGCACTATGCACAGAAGATAGAGTTTAGAATACTAGCGAGAGTGTTTTCAGAGTTCCTTCCGCCAGAGTATCCTTATCAAGTAGTTGGCGGCGACCAGACCATTAAACAGGCCGACTTTGATAATCGAATTGATGTCATTCCAGTGTCTGATCCAAACTTCTTTTCATTTACTCAACGTATCTCTTTGGCGCAGCAAGAACTACAACTGGTGCAAAGCAACCCAGAAATACACAATATAAAAGAATCGTTTCGTCGTATGTATACGGCTCTCGGTTCACAGAACATAGAAGCTCTTTTGCTTCCCGATCCACCTCCTCCACAACCCACAAGTCCAGCGATTGAGAACAGCATTGTCTTGATGGGAGCCCCGTTGACCGCGTTCCCAGAACAAGATCACGATGCGCACATTGAAGCACACATCACGTTTTTAGATAACCCGATGGCGAAAATGAATCCCCCGGTTGCAGGCGCGTTAATGGGAAACATTCTTCAGCACGTTGCTTTTAAAGCAGAGCAAATAGCAGAGCAGCAACTACAGCAGATGGCACAACAAGACCCACAGTTACAACAACAGTTAATGCAAGAACAACAGATGCAAGAACAACAACAGATGATGGCTCAACAAGGTGGTATGCCAGGTGAGGCCCCTCCCCCTAATCCGGTGAGAGAACAAATTAAAGCACAAACCGAAGCCAGTCTACTCGAAGAACTTATGCCTAGAATCAATGAGATTATGGATGTGGCCGCTGATGATAACGGCGTCATAGAGTTGAAACAACAAGAACTTATGATAAGATCACAAGAGAACGAAGACGACAAACGAATCGCTGAAGACAAACTAGCTCTTGAGCGAGAAAAGATGGAAGTACGGGAAGAAACCGACGAAGAGAAGATGAGAAGTCAAGAAGACATCGCAGCACTCAGAGCGTCTATCTCCCGTGAAAAAATGGAACAAGCGAAGAATAAATAATGCCTGAAATGACTCAAGAACAAATTGACCGTCTACTGCAGTTCATAGGCGACCCACCGGAGGAGCAACGTCCTGGTCCTACTACTATTATAGACAATGAAGGG